CTTATCTCCGACGTTAGACTTTAAGTCTACGAGCTCGCTTTTAACCTCGAGTAGTTTTGTATTGAGATAGGTTCTTAGTCTCTTAGTATCAGAGACGTTGTTAATATATTCTTTTAATAAATCCTTTTGCTCTGGGGAGAGACTTGAGTATTTGTCGTTAAACTTTTCAACCAATATCTTATAGGCAAGAATTCTGATCTCCTTGTCCTCTTTCATAAATTCTTCTACTACTTTAGAGGCGACTTTCTTTTCAGTTAAAGACTCTTTAGTAATGTGCTCAAGGAGAGTGAGCTTATTTGTAACAATCTGTTTAGTATCAGAGAACTTTTTAGTAAGTTGATTCTCAATAAGTGTATATACCGAAGCATAGATCTTATAATTGTTTATTTTGGCCTTAAAAAAATCATCTAAATCGTAATGTTTTTTTACTTCCCTAATAAGATTATACTTTTCTCTATCTAATTTGACTCTATCAAGCTTTTTTGCTTGCTCAACAATAGTGTTTATTAAAATTTCAGCTTTAGATTCTGTTAGTTTTGGTGCACTAGCTACAGTATTGTACAGGCTATATTCTTTACCTAACTCCGTGTTTGTGAAGTATTTCTTGAAAATTTTAACGGCTTTAGTATCCTTGTTAGACATTAAATCTGCTGTAGACTGACGTACTAAAAGCTCAAATAAAATACCGGTATTCTTGTATTTGCTATGTTTTATCATCGATGATAAGCTTACTAATAAATATCGACGTATCAGATTAAATCTGAATCAGGTCTAATGCGTGATTCGTCGAGCAATTCACTGGTTTTATCGTTTTCGTAAATGTTAACTCTCTTATTTTTCTTGAAAGATTCTAATGCAGCCTTATTAGTTAAGTAAGCGGCTACAGTAGTATTCTTATTTTCTCTTAATGATAACGGACTGCCGCCGGTAAACTTGGCTCTTAGCCCGTCTTCACCAGAATTTGATTTAGATTTCAAATCGTAAACACCCATTCTATCTCTACCTAGAGGATCGTCTGAGGTGTTAATTAAAGATACTTTATTTGCAGGGCGTCCTGGTAGCTTAACAGGTTCTCCAGGATTCGTTTCGTCGTAACCCTGCGGAACGTTTTGACCAGATAGAGGTGCTGTTCCATATCCGCCATACATAGAAGCGATTTGATGGGGTGTACCGTATGCTTGTCCGCTTTCTGCAGGATCGTTACCCTCCTCTTCGATTTGTTTTATACGGAACATTCTCTTCTTATCCTCAATTATTAAGTCACGGTATTCATCAAACTCTTCTTCAGAGAAGTGGAATAGTTTATCGTAAATCCAGTCCGTCGGTAAGAAGCTTGCTTCCATCATTTGTGAGGCAAGGTCCATTTTCTCCTTCATAAGTGCAATTCTCTCTTGCTCGTAAATAATAGAAGGAGTAGTGAGTGTTAAATCGAAATTAGTTAACGACTCATCATCGTATCCGTGGGCATAAAGATGAACGAGAGCGATCTTAGTTAACTCAGAAAGAACAATACGTTGGATTCTTTCAATAGTACGTGCAAAGCGAATATCTTCTGCAGCCAATGTTGCTTTACCTGTTAAATCCTTTTCATATCCAAGGAATGCTTTAGGTATCTTGAGTGCTGCAAATAATTTATTAAGTAAGTAGTTAATATCTTCTATACCGTTATACTCGAGAGGTGGTGCATTATCAATACGTGTAGAAGAATCGTTACCGCGTACAGGAATAAAGAAGTCTTCAAGCATGTTCTGAACGTTATAGTTCAGATTATATTGACCTGTTCTTTGATCAACAAGTGGAGTTTTCTTCATCTTGTTAATCATACGTTGCATGTAGTTCTCAACCTCATTTGGAGGAATGGCTCCAACGTTTACATAGAAGATACGGCGCTGTGGTGCACGTGTAAGACGATGAATCATCATCGCATCCTCCATTAATACATACTGCTTGTAAAGCCTACGTCCTGGCTCTAAATATGAACGTCCGTAAGGCAGGTAGTTAACATCACCAATTAGTCTCAGGTGTGCCATTTCATAATTATAGAACGTAATACCTAAGTCGGTGTTCTGATATGAGGTAGAATAACCTGCAGTAGCACCTAATGCAGCAGTTGGATCATACTTAAAGATTACCTCTGATGGATTAGACGGGTTTGTGCCTTCAAGGCGTACAATATTGTAAGCAGAGAATGGAATTACATTATAAACTCCGTATTTCTCGGCGACCTCTAGCTTAAGGAAAAAATCACCATACTTACACATATTTCTAATCCAGAACCACAAATTAAACTCAATGTTGAGTATGTCATAGAAAAGGCTGTAAAGTATCTTTTGAATGTTTTCATCTGATGAACGGATTTGAATTAC